GTGATGACAATTGAGATGCCCAAAGAAGTTTGGATTAAATACACGGAGAGTAAAAATGACTGAAGCTGAAGCATGGAAAAAATGGTGGACGGAAACGCATGGGCAGCACATGCCGATGGGTGGGTATCACCGACTGGAAGGATACGTCCATGACGCATTTATCGCGGGGTGGAATGCGGCAGATAAACAATCTCAGGCTGAGATTAATCATCTCAAGGGGCAACTGATGCGTGCTAACACGAACGACGGCGCATATAAAGCCGCGTTTCTGGCCGGTCAGATGACAGCGCGGGGTGGGAGTTGGAAGTGAAGTACAGGGCAAAGAAGCCCCGTCGCAATCAACTGTCTGGTATGAGTCCTAGTCAATTTAAGACCTTGCTTAAACGGCGTGGCTATAAATTAAACCGTGACTTTTTTAAGTGGGGTTCTGTTGCGTACAAAAACGGCAGGGCCTACCGATTTAGATATTGGACACCTGAGTTTTTTGTGGACGTTAGTTGCCCAGTAAAAGAGTTTGATAGATGGGCGAATAGCGTAGACAAGACAATTAACTTTGTGAATTGGATTGAGCAATGAGCAAGCCAATGTCCCGCGCTGAGATGAAAGATGAAGTCAACGAAATTTGGAAAGAATGCTTAGATGAAAGGGAAAAACACATGAACGGAATACCAAACAAAAACGGCAAGGTCCGGTTTTACGTGATTGGAAGGGCCGAAGGAGCATCGGCTTATCTTGGTTGGTATGACATGACCGATTGGAATAAAGGCTGGAAAAAAGTATGGGGCGATGCTGAGAATGAAATGTGTCTAAGGACTCAGGGCAACGTGGAGTTTGAAGTTCTACGCCATGATCAGCTAGAAGATTTATCACACAACGTGCAGTCGGCGCTTTTTGAAGCTATGGAAGATCCGGACCCGCGCCCGTGGGTCGGGCTGACTAAAGAAGAAGCAAAAGAAATCTCGATGGCAAATCGACCGTATGTCATAGACATGATAGCCGCGCTTGAAGCGAGGCTGAAGGAGAAGAACACATGAGATACGGAATCCTTGACGACGAAGGCAAGGTGATCCGGTGGGTCTGGCATATGCCGCCATACCCGCACATCGTGCAGAAAATCAAGCGCAAACGTAAACCCAAGTTGGACTTGTCCAACGTGCCTGATGCTTTAATATGAAACGAACACTGATTAACTTGAAATGGGATACGTTAAAAGAAGAAGGCGTGGTGTCTACCAAACCAGAATTTGATGATGCGTATCGGATACTGCAACTAGATGCGTTAAAAGACTGGATATACGATCTACAAAAGCTTTACGACAACATTCTTCAAGAGGAGTACCCAAATGCCGCATCCGATAATTGAATACCTAAAGAAGCATGGCGAGTTACCCGCAGCAAAAATTCTTATACCCGAAATGACGCTTGGCGCAGTTAAGAGTGCACTGCGGAATTTCTATTTCGAGGGTGTGCTACTGCGCAGAGAGATCCCTATGGAGGGATGCAATGCACGGATGTGTATGGCATATAGTTTGTCCGGTAAAGCGCCGAGACCCAGAAAAAGACCTCAAACTAATGAAGAAAAGGTAAGGAATGCCGCGCTTAAAAACGAGCCGGGATATGCCTACTATTTGAGAAACTTACCAAGAAATGTTAACCCGCAAGGTAACTGTCAATGAATCTGTTAACCATAGACTTTGAAACGTATTACGATAAAGACTTTAGCTTGTCTAAAGTAACGACCGAGGAGTACATACGCGACTCACGATTTGAAGTCATCGGGGTTGCAGTCAAGGTCAATGATCAACAGACGCAGTGGGCGAGTGGGCCGAAAGAGCTGCTCAAGGAGTGGCTTACTCAGTTCGATATCCCCAACTCGGTCGTGCTCGCACACAATATGATGTTTGACGGAGCGATCCTGTCGTGGCACTTTGATCTTGTGCCGAGGTTCATGCTCGACACGCTCTGCATGGGACGTGCCCTGCACGGGGTCGAGGTCGGTGCGTCACTCTCCGCATTGGTGCAACGGTACGAGCTTGGAGCGAAAGGCACTGAGGTCATCAACGCACTGGGTAAACGCCGTCAAGACTTCGATGCTCACGCGCTATCACGTTATGGTGACTACTGCATCAACGACGTGGAACTAACGCAGAAGCTCTACCTTGAAATGGTCAAGGGGTTCCCTAAAAAAGAACTACACCTGATCGACATGACCCTGCGCATGTTTACAGTCCCGGTGCTGGAGCTTGATACAGAGTTGCTAGACGCGCATCTGATCGAGGTGGTGGACCGCAAACTCCGACTGCTTGAGAACGCCGGGGTGACCCGAGACGAGCTGATGAGTAATCAGAAGTTCGGTGAGCTGCTACATAACTTCGGGGTCGAGCCGCCGACCAAGATCAGCGCGACTACTGGTAAAAGAACTCTGGCTATGGCTAAGAGCGACGAGGAGTTCAAAGCTTTGGCCGAACATCCGGATGAGCGCGTGCAGATTCTTGTGGCGGCAAGGCTTGGTAACAAGTCAACGCTTGAAGAGACTCGCACCGAGCGGCTGATCAGTATTGCTAAGCGGGGCAAGATGCCTGTACCAATACGTTACTACGCGGCACACACGGGTCGGTTTGGCGGTGACGACAAGATCAACCTACAGAACCTGCCGAGCCGAGGGGCAAACGCCAACAAACTCAAGCTGGCAATTATGGCTCCCAAAGGTTACCGGATTATCGATGCCGACTCTGCTCAGATTGAAGCGCGGGTGCTGGCATGGCTGGCCGAGCAGGATGATCTAGTCACGGCATTCGCCAATCGAGAAGACGTTTACAAGAAGATGGCGTCAACGATTTACGGCAAACCAGTAGATCAGATAACGCCCCCGGAGCGGTTTATCGGTAAGACGACCATTCTCGGTGCGGGGTACGGGATGGGTGCGGTCAAGTTCCAAGCCGCACTCAAGCAAGCCGGTGTCGCGGTGGATCTGGACGAGGCGCGGCGCATCATCGACGCATATCGGCACGGCAGTCCGCAAATTGTCAATCTGTGGCGTCAAGCTAAAGGAGTTATTGAATGTTTATCACGCAACGACGACTGCACACTGGGTCGAACCGGTGTACTGACAGTCGAGCCGAACGAGTCCGCAATTCGCTTGCCCAGTGGGTTGTTAATGCGCTACGACGACTTGCAGTCGACAGATGGTGAGCAGGGTCCGGAGTTCACGTACAAGACACGCCGGGGGCGCACGAGAATTTATGGCGGCAAGGTAATCGAGAACGTCTGCCAAGCTATCGCAAGGTGTATCATTGGCGAGCAGATGCTCCGCATCGGGCAGAAGTATAGGGTCGTGCTAACTGTGCATGACGCGATTGCGTGCGCGGTGCGCGAGGAGCAGGTCGAAGCGGCGCAAGCATACGTCGAAGAGTGTATGCGGTGGACGCCGAAGTGGGCGGTAGGGTTGCCGGTTAACTGCGAGTCAGGTGTTGGTCAAAGATACGGTGATTGTTAATGAAATGGTCGTACAGCAGCATTAAGCTGTTTGAGCAGTGTCCACGTAAGTACTATCACCTAAAGATAGTAAAGGATGTGGTAGAGCTTGAGACGGAGGCGTTGCTGTACGGCTCCCGATTCCACGAAGCCGCAGAAAAATACGTGCGTGATGATGAGTCGCTGCCGCCGTACTTCATGTTTGCCAAGCAAACACTTGATAACCTGAAACAAATCCCCGGTGAGCGCTTGTGCGAGTATGAGATGGGCATCACCAAAGATCTTCAGCCGTGCGCGTTTGATGCACCGGACGTATGGTATCGTGGGATTGCCGACTTGCTAATCATTAACCGGGAGAAGCGCGAAGCGCGAGTGGTGGACTATAAGACGGGCAAGTCGTCGAAGTACGCGGACCCCGAGCAGCTAGAGTTGATGTCGCTCTGTGTGTTCAAACACTTTCCTGAGATTACAAGGGTCAAAGCGGGGCTGCTGTTTGTGATTGCAAATGCGCTTGTGAAAAGCCAATATAACGCAGAGCAACAAGATTTCTTGTGGACGAAGTGGTCTGACCGAAACAAGCGCCTCGCGTTTGCCGTGGACACGGGCACATGGAACCCCAAACCCAGCGGCTTGTGCCGAAAACACTGTGCCGTATTAACTTGCTCCCACAACGGGAGAAATTAAAATGCCGTACACCAAAACCCCACGCCCGTATAAACACGAGTACGAGATGCAGTTAAAGCGGGGCGAAATCCCCGCCAAGCTGGAACGCCAACGAGCCAGACGCAAGCTGGACAAGGAGGGCGTACCGCACAAAGGTAAAGACGTTGACCACGTGAAGATGCTCAAAGATGGTGGAAAAAATTCCGACGGGTTGCGTGTCGTGTCGGCACATAAAAACCGCAGTCGGAACGGTCACCGCAAGGGCGAAAGTTGATAGAATAGATGCGCCTATTCGACTGGTTTTCGTGCTGTTCTCCAGTCGCTTTAGGAACTAATTGGGCAGTAGTCAGGTGTGAGTGTGCTGCCCGGGGCACGTCAGTAACCCTTTAACCGCACCAGCCGCCACAGTCCTCACCTCGATTGGGAAGCGGCGCAGAGCCTGAACAGGTACACCCTGTTCAGGCTATTCTGCTTTGAGTAAAAATACTACAGGGTCACATGGAAATCTTTCAGAACAAAGTATTAGTTCTTACACTGCGTGATCCAGCGAAGGTCACGGCAGTCATTCCCAAGAGCAAAGAAGTCGAGAATAACAAGGTATTAGTGCATTGGGGATTGGAAGAAGCACAAGTCTTAAAGAACCTCAAAATAAAAAACGTGCCAAGCCCCATCCTGCGGGACTACAAATGGCCCGGGCTACACAAACCGTTTGCACACCAGAAGTCCACGGCATCGTTTCTTACCCTGCACAAGCGGGCGTTCTGCTTAAACGAGCAGGGCACAGGCAAGACCGGTAGTGTGATATGGGCTGCGGACTACCTGATGAAGACCAAGGTGATCAAACGTGTTTTGGTGATTTGCCCCCTGTCTATTATGGATTCGGCATGGCGAGCAGACCTGTTCAAGTTCGCTATGCACCGGTCGGTCGACATCGCGTACGGCTCAGCCGACAAGCGTAGAGAAATTATCAGGAGTACAACCGAATTCGTCATCATCAACTACGATGGAGTCGAGGTTGTTGCAGATGAAATTCTTGAAGGTGGATTTGATCTCATCGTTGTTGATGAGGCTAACGCCTATAAGAATGTTCAGACGAATCGATGGAAGACATTAAAAGGGTTGTTGCAACCTAACACGTGGCTCTGGATGCTGACCGGTACACCTGCGGCGCAGTCCCCGCTTGATGCGTACGGGCTGGCTAAGCTGGTCAACCCCAACAGCGTGCCGAAGTATTTCACCGGATACAAAGAGTCCGTGATGTACAAGCTGACCCAGTTCAAATGGATACCCAAACCGTCAGCAACGACCACGGTGTTTAACGCACTGCAACCGGCAATTCGATACACTAAAGACGAGTGCCTTGACCTGCCGCCCATGACATACGTGGATCGCAAGGTTGAGTTGACCAAGCAGCAAAAGAAGTATTACTTGGCTATGAAGAGCCGGTTTGTAGTTCAAGCTGCCGGGGAAGACATCACAGCGGTGAACGCCGCGATTAACCTGAGCAAGCTCCTACAGATATCTTGTGGTGCGGTGTACACGGACACCAAGGAGACGGTCGAGTTCGACATCAAGAACCGTTATGCGGTGTTGAAAGAAGTGGTTGATGAAGCCGCGCAGAAGGTGCTAGTCTTTGTACCATTCAAGAACGTGATCGAGATGATCACCCGTCAGCTTAACGATGACGGCATAACAGCAGAGGTGATAAATGGCGACGTGTCTGCGAGTCAGCGCACTGATATCTTTAAACGGTTTCAAGATACACCCGAGCCGAAGATGCTGGTTATCCAACCGCAGTCAGCGGCACACGGGGTTACACTAACCGCTGCTGATACCGTCATCTGGTGGGGACCCACGTCCTCCTCCGAGACATACGCACAAGCGAACGCCCGAGTGCATCGGGCTGGGCAACATCACCCCTGCACCGTGATCAGACTCCAAGGATCGAATGCGGAGAAATACGTTTACACAATGCTTGATAACAAAATAGACGCCCACACAAAAGTTGTCGATCTCTACAAAGAATTGCTTGACAACAAGACAGAAGTGTAGAACACTACACATTCTGCTACTACAACTAGAGGAAGAGGTAACATGGCTGAAGATATTGCAGTAGAGCGGCTAGTCCGCGTCTACTTGAAAATGCGCACCACTCACGCTGAGCTTCTGGCCGACTTCAAGAAGCAGGACGACGAGCTAAAAGCCAGCATGGCTAAGGTCAAGTCCGCGCTTCTGGGCTACTGCAAAGAGCACGGGGTCGAGTCTGTCCGTACCGAGAGTGGGCTGTTCTACCGCACCGTCAAGAAACGCTTTAGCACAAACGATTGGGAGTCGTTTGGCAAGTTTGTTGTCGAGCACGGCGCTACCGATCTGTACGAGAAACGTCTCCATCAGGAGAACACCAAACAGTTCCTTGAGGAACACCCCGACCTGCTTCCACCGGGTTTGAATGTGGATAGCGAATACTCCATCACGGTAAAGAAAAATGGATGAGATTGCGAAGTACGTTTCGATTGAGGAGGTCGCGGAGTATTACACCGTCTCGGTGTCTACCATTCGTGGTTGGCTACGGAAAGATGTGATCCCACCCACGGCTTACCTAAAAATAGGTAATACTTACAGGTTCCGCATCGCTGATGTGGATGCCGCGCTCCGCGCCAAAACGCTGAGCGAGAAAGCTGCACCGGCTCCGGCTGAAGCAGAAACCATCGACCCTGCGGCCCCTGTGCAGTTGGAGTTCGATTTCACCTTTGCAACTGATAAAGACGTTTGAGGATTTTATGAACGACATGACTATTTTTAAGACCGGCCTTCCTTCCTACCTGAAGGCGCTTGAGGATGACACCAGCAGTTCACTTGCTGGCGAAGTCGCCGTATCAGGTCCGTTACGTATCTCGCTCAAGGGCGGCGCGTTCCGGATGATGCAGGGCAATAAAGAAATTCACGTGAGTGAAGATCGGATGCTCAACGCCGTGATTATCAAGGCACATAAAGACGTGCAACGCTGGCATTTTGCAGGGGCGTACGTTGAAGGGCAGAACGCTCAGCCCAAGTGCTGGTCAACCAATTCGGCTACGCCGGATGCCGAGGTCCCTGCTGCTGATCGTCAGGCTACCAAGTGTATGGACTGCCCTCAGAACATCAAGGGGTCTGGTCAAGGCGACGGGCGTGCTTGCACGTTCCACAAGCGGATCGCTGTGATGCTCGACGGCGAGATCAAACAGCGCAAGGTATACCAGATGATCATCCCCGCTAAGTCGGTCTTTGGTGATGCCGAGGGCGGCAAGATGCCCTTGAAGGCGTACGGTAGCTTCTTAGATTCGCACAAGCTTCCGGCTGTGGGTCTGGTTACGGAAATGCGGTTTGATATCAACAGCCCGACTCCTAAGCTGTTTTTCAAGCCAGTGCGTCCGGTTACCGAGGAGGAGTTCGGGGCGATCAACGAGATGCGTAATTCAGCGGAAGCGGCTGAAGCTATTTCATTTAACGCAAGCGGGGCTAAGCCCGCACCTGTTGCACCTCTTCCTGCCGCGTTTAATCAACCAGCGCCGAAAGCTGCGGCGAAGCCCGTGCCTGTGGCCGAAGAAGCTGTGGAAGAACCGAAAGTTGCGCCCAAGAAAGCTACCGCTTCTGCGGCGGCAGATCTTAGTGATCTGGTGAACGGCTGGGACGATTAATCGGCACGGGGGCCGTATCATGCGGCTCTCGTTTTCTATCTCACGGCTCTTTGGACAGTCATGCAAGCGAGACAATTTCTGGAGACGGTCCTAAGTAATGAGGGGTATTACTGTGGATATGGAATTAAGCTGGATTCAGATCGTGTACAACAGAAGTTCTTTACAAGTCTTGAAGCTCTTGAAACATACACCGAGTCTCTAGTCGAATCTGGGTGGAACGCTTACTTTGCACTGGCTACGTTTGAGAACTCCGGTTCAAGAACTCAGAGCAATGCTAAGCAACTAAAGTCGTTCTTTATTGATATCGATGCGGGTGAGGGTAAGCCCTACGCTGATCCGGTCGAGTGCATTCGTGCGCTGAAGTCTTTCTGTTCAGCTAATAAGTTTCCACGTCCTACGATAGTCGGCTCCGGGCGGGGTGTTCATGCGTACTGGGCTTTAACCGAGTCGATTGCGGCAACACTCTGGACGCCTGTAGCGGAGCAATTCAAAGCCCTTCTGGCATCACAAGGTATGAATGCTGATCCGGCAGTCACTGCTGATTCTGCTCGCATATTGCGTATGCCGGGGACGTTGAACTTTAAGAGCGACCCTGCACTTGAGGTGTCGCTGCTCAGCCCGATTGCCGCACCTGTTGCGTTTACTGCGTTTGCGGATCTGGTAGCACATGTGCCAGCACCCGTGATCAACAAGTTAACGGTCGGGTCATTCGTGCCGAGAGAGATGAGCGGCGTGAGTCAGGCCCTTGCCGGTAGTTACGTCAGCGTGTTTAAAAACATTCTGGAGAAAACGGCAGCAGGGCGCGGGTGTGAGCAGGTCAGGCGTGTGATCGAGGAGGCGTCCACGCTGGACGAACCCATGTGGCGAGCGGGTCTGTCGGTCGCGAAGTTCTGCACGGACGGTGACAAGGCGATCCATAGGATCTCTAAGGCGCACCCGGGCTACACTTTCGAGGCCACAGAAGCGAAAGCCGCGCTGATCAAAGGTCCGTATACCTGCGCTACGTTTGATAACTACAGTCCCGGCATCTGCGGAAAATGCCCGCACCGGAACACGATTAAAAGCCCTATAGCTTTAGGTCGTGAGGTGCAGGAAGCGAGTGACGAGGATAACGTCGTACTGGACGTTCCCGAGGTTGCAAACTTTGTAGCTAAACAAACGTACGTGATACCCAAATACCCTGCGCCGTATTTCCGGGGCAAGGCAGGAGGAGTATTTAAGCGGACCAAGGATAAGCAAGGGGACCCGCTTGAGATCCCTGTGTATCACAACGACTTTTATGTTTTGAAGCGGTTGAACGATCCGGATGCTGGCGAAGCAATCGTAATGCGGTTGCATTTACCTCAAGATGGAGTGCGGGAATTTACCGTCCCGCTGGTTTCTTTGTTATCTAAAGACGAATTCAGACGGCACGTTGCCCCACATGGGCTGGCCGTTATAGATATGGAGGGGTTGATGGCATACGTAAGTGCATGGGTTAATAACCTACAGGCGAATGCGAAAGCAGAAAAAGCGCACCGGCAGTTCGGTTGGGTCGACAGTCGGTACGATTCATTTATTGTTGGGGATAAGGACATCCGTCCAGATCGGGTCGACCACAACCCACCGTCAAGCGCCACAGTAAAGATGTTTGGCACGTTCCAAACCAAGGGGACGATTGAGGGCTGGAATAACGTCATGGACTTCTATAACCGCCCCGGGCTGGAGATGCACCAGTTCGTGATCGGTTTGAGTTTTGGCTCGCCCCTGATGCAGTTTGCAACGCAGCATGCGTGCGTGTTTCATATCTATAGTCCGGACCCCGGCTTGGGTAAGACCACTGCAATTCTGGCGGGTGCGAGCATCTGGGGCAACCCGGACGAGATCATGTCGCACGAGCGGGATACGATTGCTTCTAAGTTCAACCGGACTGAGATTTACAAAAACATCTTTCACCCGATTGACGAGTTGAGCAACATCCATCCCAAGGAAGCCAGTGACTTCTTATATCAAACCACTGGCGGGCATCAGCGCAACCGAATGTCTGGCAAGAGTAACGAGGAGCGTTACCGTGGTGACCCGTGGCATCTGAACATCTGCACGACCGGCAACACCAGTCTGCTAGATCGTGTCAGTATGTACAAGGCGATCCCCAAAGCCGAAGCGACCCGGGTATTAGAGTATCAGGCGAAGGCGTTTGTCTTTGAAGCCAAGACCGAAACTGACGCGCTGAACCGGTACTTGAGCAACAATTATGGTCACGCTTGTGTGCCATATCTGCAATACATCATGAACGATGTAGACGGGGCGCAGAAGCTCTTTCAGCAAACGCAGGAAAAGCTAGATCTGATTGGCGACCTGTCACAGCCGCACCGGTTCTGGTCGGCTCAAGCGGCATCGGCGTTTACGGGACTGATTATCGCACGGCGTGCCGGTCTGATTAAGTTCTCTATCCCGCCGATCATCAAGTGGTGGGCCGAGACAATCCAGAAAGCCAAGGAGCGGTTGCTCGGTATGGAGGGGTCTATTGAAGAGACATTAACCGCATATCTTGCGGAGAACTACAACAATATTCTCCGCATCAAGAGCACGTCGGATGCACGCACGCCGAATCAGGATGACGCGCTGATTATTCCAGATTCGACGCCGAGGATGACGCTGGTCGCGCGGTACGAGTACGACATAAAGCGTTTGTACCTGTTGCCCAAGCCGTTTCGCGAATGGTGTAACAAACAGCAGATACATTACCCGAGTCTGTACGACAAGCTCAGGGCGGGGTCTACGTCAGGTCAGATGAAGAAGGTGCGCATCAGCCGAGGCACTCGACTCAACCTGCCCCCGGCTGACTGTGTTGTGTTGGATTGCTCGCAGTTTATGGACGAGGAAATGGAGCAGAACATTGCGGCAGCAGCAATCGGTAACGCTATACCCGTCTAGGTATGTGCGCAGTGACGGGGCGGTTAACCCTGACGGGTTGCTGATCTACATCGACTGGCCCAACTTCAAAGTTGGGTCGTCAGTCTTTGTCCCCGCGCTCAACATGCACAAACTCATCAAGCAGATGAACCGCTACGCCGAGAGATATGACATGAAGTTACTCTCAGTGGAACGCATTGAGACAGGAAAATTAGGCGTGAGATTTTGGAGAATGGTATAGATTCGTGTAGACTCTATCGCGATAGCCTCATTGCTGTCTCCTCTTCCTGTCCTATCAGGTTAATCCCGGCCCAGCGCCGGGATTTTTTTCACTCAAACTCTCGCATGTCTTGCAGGATCTCATCACGCATAGCTTTGCTGATCGTCACACCGGCAAACGGTTTCATCTGCTCTGTAGTCAGCGCGTGCTGCCGCATCGACCGCGCAATAGTTTCGTCTAGCGTGCCGAACTTCTTGAAGCCGGGGTGCTTCTCATACAACCGCTCAAGATCTGCACGGGCATCAGCAACACCTTCGATGTCGTTGAACCGCTTGGCGATATACATGTTATTGAGGAACTTGATACGGTCAGCAGTCGCTGCCTTGTCCATACCCTTCTCACGCGCAGTGATCTCCAACTGACGGGTGTAATTGGCAGGTGCAAAGCCGAACGCCTGAGCAATCGCATTTGCTGGGTTGACATCACCAGTGATAGCATCGCCGCGCAACGTGGTCGTGCCGGATGTGGCGTAGCGGAAGCCCTTTAACACGTTACTAAGCGCCGAAGGAAGTATGTTTTCAACCCCACGTTCGATATGCCCGTCACGGATTTGATTAACGCCGCGTTCGACTTTGGTCGCTATACCGTACACTGGACCGCCCATAAGATCGCCAAACGCTTCCGCCACTGTCTGCGATCCGGACGATAGTTTGTTATCCCGAATAATCAGGCCGGTCAGGCTTACGCGGGACGCTACGTCCATGTTGGTCAGAGCGTTGACCAGACCCTTGTACGCAAGCTCGCCGGTCGATTTACGCACGGCGGTCGCCATGTCGTCATCGTCGTCATCAGCAAACATGTTGTAGATAACGGCAAGCACCCCAAACAACGGTAGCCCTTGCAACCCAGAGAACAGCGCGGCAGAAGCATAAGTCGCGCCCAGTTGCCGACGAGCAATACCCCGGTTTACTTTTGCGAGTTCTTCGGCTTCGGCAATTTGCTTTTTGAGTTTGGTGATCTCAGCGGCATCTTTGGTCTTGGCAAGCTCAGCCTTCAACCCATCAAGCTCATACTGACCGGCACGGATGGCTTCGTTAAAGTTCTTAGCCAGCAGGTAGTACATGGATGCACCGTACCGCTTAAACATGAATAGCACCCGACCGATACTGCCTTGCGCAATACGTGGGGCCGAGGTTGCAGTTGTCCCGCCGTTGGTCAGCTCGGACACATAGATAGCTTGTTTAGCAGCGGCAACCTTATCTTCTACCGTGGGATTCTTGGTCTTACTCAACTCAAGATCGTATGCCGCCATTAACGAGATCTGCCGGTTCATACGTTCGGCATGATGAAACATCCAGCCCGACGCGGCATTGGCAACAGCTAACGGATTCTTTGCACCACTAACGTCAAGGATGTCATAGAGCGCCGACCGGTTGAGTTGCCCCTGCAACGTGCCTTCTTCAATAAGCTCTTTATAGTGGGCAGCAAGCTCTCTTTCTTTTTTAGCTTCGGGAGTGTCGCCGGGGCGATTGATATCAAGGTTCTCGATAGACGGCATTGCCCGAGATTTGACCTTTACGTCTTTGCCGTTCGCATCTTTGAACTCAAGTATCGCGGTCTCTTTGATGCCGGTGTTTGCAAACACCTTATAGGCATTGCCGAGTGCTTTGGTTGTCTCTGAAAACCCGTACTTGCCGCCGAGATACGGCAACACAATCAGCGGCACTTGGGTCAGGTTGATGACCGCAGACGATACGTTAAAGCCGAGCAGGTAGGTGAAGCCGAAAGAAGTCAGTAGTTGCGACAGCTTTGATGTTTCTGGGCTGATGATGAACTTGACTCGCTTATCGATCTCATCAAAGTATTCTTTAGCGAGTCGGTTGTCTGTCGCGCCTTCGCCCTTACCCATCGCCTTAACATTCTTACGCAAGTCATCACGCGCACTGATGAGCTTGTATGCGTACTTCATGTTCGACAACTGCCGGGACATACTGAACGACTTCTCGCGCAGCGCACGGATCGCGTCGTGCTCAAAACCGGCTACGTTACCGCGCTTTTGGAACGCTTGGGCAAAAGATGTTTCTGGCAAGGTCGACAGGAACAGGCGGAGGATCTGCTCTTTGGCGTCTTCCGGAACTTTGTTAACCTCCATAACCTTGAGCACACCGTTGACAAACGAGTTTGCCGGAGTGTTCTTATAGCTAATCTCAGAGATCTGTGAGAACCTTTGGATTGGCGGTTCTGTGATCGTCTTACCGTTTTCGTCTACGCTGGTCCGGGGTGCAATCTCATCGGTAGCTTCCAGAGCTTTGATGAACCGCTCACGCTCAACTTCCGTTTCAAAGGCACGGATGAAAAAATCTGCTTGCCCCAGTTTGGGACCACCCTTGGTTTTATACGAAACCCAGAAGTTACCGTAACGGGTCAGCGGGAAGTAGGGGTCAAGACCACCTTTAGCCGCCAGCTTTGCAAGTACCTCGCCACTAATCTTTTTAGCAAGGTCAGCATTGTCGGTTGTTGCTGAGATCTTTTCGACAATCGCCTTTTTGATCTCCTCATACATGGACGCGTACGTATCGCGCATCATGGCGTAGAGCTTCTGACCGCCCGGGCCGATTGCCTTGTAGTCTTCTTGGAGATCTCTCCACGCTTGAGCCAGATCGTTGCCGTCCTTGTCCAGCTTTGGCAGTCCGGGCTTATCGTAATAAGTTGATTCCGGTTTGCTTGGGTCGACCCCGGCAACTGTGCTGCGGTATACGGTTCGGTTAAACGCATCGACCAGCTTAGGAAACTTCGCAGCCCACTTTTCCGCTGCAAGCACCACAGGCTCAATCATCTTATTGCGAGCGTACTCATCGCCTGACTTAAGTCGGTCAAGCATGGCAATTTGTTTTGCACCGGGAAGGTAGCGTTCGGCCACCTCGGTCAACGCGTTTAGCGGCATCGACATCAGCAGGAACGCACGGCCTGATGTATCTACGGTGTTGCGTAAGAATTGATTGATTGCATCAGCACGCTGCTGCGTAATAAACGGCAGCTTAGTCAGTGCTTGTGTAAACGAATTTAGAAGCTCTACTGCCGACTTGCCTTTGGGGTCGACCGCTGCGTTGGCGACGTTTGCGTTGACCGTGCCGGTTCCTCTGACCGCTGTTGCGATAGCGCTTGGTTGAGGAGTTGCAGGTGCTGCTGCGGGCTTTGGGCTTGGGGCGCTAGGTCTACCGCCAGTTGAAGTTGCTTGACGTACTCCGGGGCTGACGTTTCCATTCCCTCCTGAAGCGCTGGGGCGAGTAGACCGTTGAGGAACGCTTGCGCTCCCCGCGCTCTCCCTTTCGGATGCGGCACCTTCCAACTTGATTCCACGATTTGTGAGATTTCCATCACCAGCCTTTAAGAAATAAGTAAGTACGTCAACATCTGCGCTAAAAACTTTTATCAGGTCTCTAACGGCTTCTTGCGTTGACCCAGATATTGCAAGACGCACCGCCAGATTTTGCAACGCCGGGATGAACCCGCTCTCACTGTGGTTCCGTTCGTCGTGGTGCGCAATTTCATGCACCATTGTACCGACCATTGTAGCAGCCGCATCAGCACGAACATCTGCTGAACTAGTATCATTTTTGTCAACACCTCTAATGCTCGTGGGGTTGATCATCATGCCCGAGAACGGCAACCGAATACTTACACCGTAATACCCCGGATCAAAACTTACCCCAACCGGAACATCAGTGACAGTTTCGTATTTATTTAAATTTCCATAGCTTTTTACCCCTGCCCCATACGCTTCATTACGAAGAAACTTAAAGACGTTACCAATACCAACGATAAACTTGTTTACCCTGTCTGCGCCAAGGTCGCGGCGTGCTCTTTCCAAAAACGGAACTTTGTCGGAGTCTGGATCATCATAGTCTTCACGAACATCTACGTTGTCGTGTACTAAAATTTTATTGCGGTCGATCAGGGTTTGGTCAACTTTAAATTGCGACGGGTCAGCACGCATCGCCTCAAGAGCTTGCGGCGTAAGTTCTGGGACCTGTCTATTATTTACGTACATCACCCCATCTTTAACTTCAACAATATCGTTTTTGTCAATTTCAAGGATGGTGCCTTTTTGCGCCGGTGGTACAGCCAAATCAATTTCAGTTGAAACTGGGGTGCCTCTTGATGATAGTAGTTCTAGTTTTCCAAAACTTTGCGCGGATTCAGCCGTAGTTTTATTTGTGTACAGAGCCTGTAGGTACTTGAATATTTTTTCGACGCCCGGTTTTTGTGCCGGAGAAAAATCTTGCCGGTTAAGAGCAAACGGGTAGTTAGCGTTTTCAGCCGCTACGGTAGGTTCTATGTTTACAAAAAACGTAAAGGGTAACGTATTTGCATCGTAGCCGGGGCCGTCTTTTAGTGTATGCCCAAACTGATAAAGCCCTTGCGATAAAACAATTAAATTGCTTCCACCATAATTAAAATCTCTGCCTTCTTTAACTAAAATGCGTGCGTTACCCCACGGAAACTTTACGTTTGTAAGTACAGTAAAATCTTTTGCTGGAAAGTTTTTACCAATTGGTAACACTTCGCTATTATAATTAACTTCGATATTTTCTAGTAGCGGACTTTTAATAAGTATTGGTTTGAATGTATATTCAGAACCAAATGAAATATGTTGAGGTTGGTTTTCTTCATCTAAGTACGTATCGGGAATCGTAACGGTTATTGATGTACCGGACTTTTTACCAGTTCTTACAGTTGTAACATTTGGTGCTTTACTTGGGTCTGAGAATGCGGCCAACAGTTCCGGGCCGGTTGTTTCTAGTGTACTGGTAAGCCCGTCACGCGTCGTTTCCAGCTTTAAGGTTTTATTCCCAAACAGGAATAGCATCTTCGCAACGCCGAACCCGCCGGAACCCCGTCCAGATTCTTTATGCGTACCGGCAATCGTCAAGAACGCCTTGCTGATAATTTCGGGCGTCATGCCCATACCGTTATCAGTTATTCTAATTGTGCGTTTGCGTTCGTCAGTATCTACATTGATTATTCCTTCGGTCAAACCGCCTTTCACCAAAGCATCTTTGATCGCGTCGAACGCGTTTTGGAACATCTCCTTGACGGTGACCGAGGAAATTTTTGACATGTTGCCGTACAACTGCGGACCTAACAGGTTCGCCATACGGGTCATGTCTACACCCGGAGCAGCGCGGAAAGTACCTTCGCCAGTTTCTTCTAATGACTTGTTAAGATCTTCTTGCGCTTGCTTTGTTTCCGTTTCTGATCGAGGTTTGCCGCGCAGTGCAGTGCCAAGATCCATCGGTGCCGGTTGTTCCGGCGCTTCTACTGCACCGGGTTGTTCTGCCGCTCCCATTCCAGTTGGTGTAGCAGGTGGTTCAGTTGTTTCCACTCCGGTAGCTGGAGGTGTTGCAACTCCTCCGGGGGGAACGACCGGTCCGGGTCCGCTAGGTACGCTAGGGCCTGTTCCACTTGGTGGAGTGACAGGTACCGAGGGGGTTGGGGTTGCTGGGGGTGCTTCAAAGTTAAGCTCCGGTTGAGTAGCGAACAGCGGGCTTTTCAGGATAGCCGTGAGCTTGTCCCGGGTTTCTTGTGGTACTTGTTTATTTTTAGCCAACCCACGAAATGCACTGGCAACCTGCTCACGTTCTTGCGGGTCATCTAAACTCTTACCAACCGTGCGCTTATGGGCTGGCATCTGCGGAGTAACGCCAAGCGCAGCAAGAACTTCAGGACTAATTACGTTAGCGCGTTCATCAGGCTTGGGTTCAGGTCGGCCTTCAAGCCTCCGTCGCAAGTCCTCGCCCCTGATCGGCATCCCCGGAAATGGTAGCGGTATACCCCTGCCGCGTTCGGCTTTGTCGATTGCATTCCAGAATTTTAGTTGCTCACCCGTGCGCCCACCCATAAGGTCAAGTTCAGGTTGCTCTCCGGGTTCTGGTACAGGTGGTGGGGCCGGTTGCTCTTGTTGCGGCGGTGGCGCGGCATCTAAACGGGACGTGATTGGCCGAGTAAGAGGTAATTCCGGTTGTGTGATTGTGTCGGCATATGCCGCATCTCTGAACGCCAACTCGGGAACCGACATTCCCGGCAACGTCTGCTGTCCCGGCAACACTTCAGGAGGTGCAGCCTCTTCTTCGGCCCTACGAAGGTTTTTAGCTTCAGTCGGTGTAACAAGTTTATTGTCAAGTAGAAGCTGAATCTCGCCGTTGGTTAGCTCGTCACCACGTCCAAGTTTAAGTTTGGCAACCTCAAGGTTCTCGACGTGGCTTGACCCCGGCTCAGGGATACGTGCCGCACGCACCTCATCAAGACTGAACCGAGCTTTCTCGCCCGGGAACATATCAAGCTGATTAGGGTCAACATCTGGCAACGGGGTCTCACGCAACCCGGGCCGAGCGACATAATCTGGGCGGCGCGTAACCGCAGGGCGGTCATAATCAACCGGCGCGGCAGGGGGCGGTGGTGGTGTTTCAGGAGGCAAACCCTCGCGCCGCGCGATCTCTTCACGCGCAGCATCACGTTCGGCATATGCCTCTCTAACACCGCCGGGGACGCCGAGTACACCGCCACCGATTGCACCCTTCAGGCCAGCATTAATCAGCCGGTCGACGTTATCGGTTGAAAACAACTCACCAGCAGCGCCAGCGGTTTTCTCAGCGAGGATGCTCAGACCCTCTTGCAGAACCTCCGTACCGCCTTCACCGAGCGCAGCTTTACTGGCGCTCTTAGCGATACCCATCTTGATAGTCGGTTCAACAATGCTTGACCGATTGATAAGCTCAGACGCCAGTTTGCCCTTAGCCGCAGGGCTAAGTTGTTTTAGCAAGTAGTTTGGTAGTACAGTATCAAGCGCCGATATTGCAGCGCCGAAGACTGCGGCGGTCCCGGGGTGAAACTCGCCCGTCTTTTCGTAGATCCCTTGGAACGTCTCAGGCGTATTAAGCCCGTACGCCCCACCATACATACCTAAATTTAAGCCAGTCTCGGCACCAGCACGTCCAGCGCGGTTAACTGCGGCATCAGTAAGACGTTTTGAGTAGGCTTCAGCCGCCTCACCTGCAAGACCTTTAGCAGCGACAGATTCGGCAGCGCGAGCGCCAGCAACTTCGGCTGCACCACGCATAGCAACACGTCTACCGATAGCACTGCCGACCCCACCGGGGACCAACATGGCCCCAATATCGGGACCAAGTTCACCAAGAGTCTCGGCTGCGTAACCAACAAAATCACCCGGGCCGCGAATTTCTTTATACGACCGGAACCCTGTCGGGTTCTCAAGCTCTGCACGCTGACGTTTTGCCGCCGCTTCGGCCATTTGCTCTTTGGCGTAATCCTCGTACCCCAGAGCCGAGCCGACCATTGCAGGGACGATATCGGTAATGCCGCTACCGATTGCAGACATCGAGCGGTTAAAGCCGCCCTTGATTAGCTGACCAAGACCTAGTTCTCGGTAGTCTGGCTTGTACTCAAACTTGGAAGCGGCGCGTTGAGCAAGATCGGTAAACCGTGCCTTGATCTCATCTTGCGGCATCGAGTCCGGAAAGTTAACCGGCCCAAGATTGGGTACGTTGATGACTGGCATATTTACCGTTCCGTAGCTCTATAAGCCGAACTCAAATCCATAGCAGCGCCCGGAGTGCGTGTTACAGAAAGTTTTTCTTGTGCCGCTAGGTCTCGCACACGTCTTGCTACTTCACCGTATGCCGCTGCTACTTTAGGGTCGTTAGGATTGCGCTGATAATCGGCCACCAATTGCGCACCACCCAGTTTAGCAATACCAGCATTTAACAGCCCGGGACTTGTACTAAAATCTTGGTCTACCAGTTTGTATATTGACGCAAGCCCCTCTGGCGTCGGTAGTCGCGCGGCTTCGGCTTTACGTTGGTTTTCACTGATCTGATAGATGAATCTCTCCAGTTGTAGCTGCCGAGCAGTATCAGCATGAGCCACCTGCAACCTATGCAATTCAAGCTGCATATTAAACTTAGCTTCAGCTAACTGAGAACTCATGTCATAGCCCAGCTTAGCCATGTCAAGAGCTTTTTGAACATTATCAAGATGCACCGCCGCAGTCATCTGGCGACCGCGTGTAGTTTCAGCAATCTCAGCAGCTTTTTGCTGCGCACCAAGCGCTTTCTCTTGCTTGGCAATTTCATAGTTGTCAATAGCAAGTTTATCGGCCTGAGCTTCACGTGTCAGACGATGTGCAAGTTCCATGTTCCCGGCTTTCTGGGCAACTAGAGCTTGCTGTTGTTTCAGGTGCATATCCTGAATACGCTCGTTTTGCGCGTCGTCAAGTTCTTGACCCTTCTGGTACGTACCGACAGCTTCTTTACCCGCGTTGCTGATGATGCTGGCTAGGTTTCCGCGACCGCCCAACATACCCAGACCGAGTTGCAACCCAGCTTCAGACAGACGCCGACCACGCCGTGCTTCTAGCGCAGCTTTGCGTTCATCAAGAACTTTTTGCGTTTCCGCATTTACCGGGTCATAAAGTGCTTGATATTTTTTAAATTGAGCATTTTCCGCAGCCGCTTTTTCTGCGTCTGTCATGAACGGCGATTTACGTCTTTCTAGGTCAGCAGCAAAATTTTTCTGAGCCATACGCGCGTTAGACGCTTCAGCAGTCTCATTAGCAAGACTCTCAATCTGTGCATTTGCTACCGACCGGTCTGGCAGGTCTGGTACTTTGATATCTGGCACTTTAAAGTTTGACTTAACCCCGCCACCTGACGGTGTTCGCAGCAAGTCATACAACCCTTTCGTTAGCGCAAGTTCTGACGGCGGTGCAATGCTGGGTGGCGGTGGCGGTGTTGCAGCCGAATCGCCTATCGGGATTTGTTTTTCGCCTTTAGCAGCTTTCTTTTCTGCCTCTACTCGCGCAGAAGCTTCTGCTAATTTTTTACGCCGGACAGCCTCATCTGCTTCAGATTCCCAAGGCCAGCTCCAACGCAGCTTTTTTTCTTCCTCTTCTGCGGCTGTCCTTGTAGGGATATTTTTTGGCATATCCCTTGGGTCGATTTCGTTGTACTCGTCGCTACCTATACCCAAAACCGACGGCACATTACTTCTTCTTTCGCCGTTAAACGCAATAATCCCGCCGCCAGCGTAACCCTCTGTTTTGAGGAGGTCGCGCTTACCGTTGAGCAGATTATGCAAGTCGTCAGGGCTATCGATGATGAACCCACCCATTGCTTTCTTTACAGTTGGCAACCCACCTTGCGGCGTCTGCTGCATTGGCCCTTGCTGCACTTGCGCATCAGTCGGAGGTGGCGGTTGCTGTGGTACTTGAGGGCGCGGAGGTTGCGGCTGCGGTGCAGCTTGTTGTGGTTGAGGTGCGGGTTGTGGAGCGCCTTGAGGCATCGGCGCTGGAGGTTGTTGTGGCTGACCAGTAAGTTGCTGCACAGCAGCATCGGTAACGGTCGGCATATTTGCCGCGCTTTGAGCACCGGCAGCAGACAATTCAGTCTGCATCTGGGCACGGCGACTTAACTCAAGCCCAGCGAGCATATCCAGCGGAATACCGTCAACGGCATTTTTTGCCGGGTTCTGCTTATACTGAATAAGCGTTTGAGTCGGCATGTACTTCAGGTCACGCCGAACAGCCTCAAGAGATGATCCGATAATCGACATGACGCGCCCTTACGTTGTTTTCTTGCCAGACAGAATGTCGTACGCCGACAGCGCCGTGATCAATCCACCTAGTGTACTAGCAGCAGTGTTCCCAGCCTGACCATACGTGTTGGTGGTGGTCATCGGGTACTGTTTGAGCAAGTTGCTGAAGTAATCAAGGTTCGTCTTGGGGTAGTCCCGCTGCTCTTTCCACGTGTTGTAGTCGGAGGTAAGACCTTCTTGGACGATACCGCGCTGGACAGCACCAAGGTCGGCTTCCTGTTTGTTTGCGGTAAGGCCCAGTTGCTGTTGTTGGTTACCAAATACCCCTTGATTCTGCGCCACATCCCCAGCTTCTTTGAGATAGTCAAGCCCCAATTTAGAACCAAACTGACCAGATTGTTCTTTATCTTCCAGTGCCTTGAGTAGTCGGTTTTGGTCGGCGTTGTACTGTCCTAAAGCGGCAGTGTAGGCATCCCCGTATCCCTTGCCGGTGATGTCGGCAAGTTTGGTCCCTAAGTTGCGGCTGGTTTCTGCGTTTAAGTAATCCGCACCGCCACCACCAAATGCGCCAGATTTAATCATCTGTGCTTGATTTTTCATCTGTTCAACACCTGCATTTCGTCGAGCTTCTGCAAGCTGCGGGTTCAGGATTGTCGACAGATACGGGTTCATGTAGCTGTTGAGCGCGTTTTGATCAAATGCGTTATTGATTCCCGTCGTGTTAGACGTGAACGTCGTGCCCGTATACGCAGGTTGAGTTGCCGCAGACGTATACACGTTCTGCATGTTTGTAGCGGCGTTTGTTTGCGCCGCGTTTGGCTGAGTCAACCCTTGAATGCCGGTAAACGCCTTATTCTGAAGATCAGAAGAACCAGCGACTTTAGCACCGCCATAAGTCTGGTACGGTTGCCCTGCAATCTCAAGACCGCGCTGGATGACGCCGCCAACAATTGGCGCGGCCCAGTTTGATATTGTGCTTTCAGTTGCGCCAGTTGCAGCAGGATTAGAACCGGTTGTAACGGTGGTTGCACCGCCCGCGTCAAAGTATCGAATACTCATGTTAGTTCCTTACTTCGGCGTGAACTTAGCCGGGTTGATCTGCTTGCCCTGTTGCTTAGTGCCGGTGCGGGCGTGACGGATTCGGTCCATCATCTCGTAAAGTTGTTTAGCCCCGGCTTCAGAGTTACCGTTGCCAAGATGGGATACGACATCAGCAGGGATCACAAATTCTCCACCGCTTAACCGAGCTGGTTGCTTGTTGTCAATTGTAGCTGGAATCTTATCTGCCATACCATCTTCAGCACCTTTTAGATAGTGCAACCCACCACCTGCGCCATACCCGGGGATTTCGCCGCCCATAGCTTTACCAACGTAGTTACCGCCTTTAAGCGTGTTATAGACCTGCTGCTGAGATAACCCCAGACTCTGGAGGCCCATTGGTGAGACCGTGTTGTTCTTTGACGCGGCATAGCCTAGTCCCGCACCGGCCAGAGCCGAAAGCCACGCACCGGGATTTTTTGCTATAGAGTCAAGCGCACTCTGAGTGAGCTTAGCCCCCAGTCCCGCAAGTTTGTCTACAACTGTTTTGGCTACACCAGAAAGCGAGCCGTTTGCATTGGCGGCGTCTTTAATGTCCTGTTGATAACTTGCTGTGCGGTCGTAATCGCCGTAACTAGCATTCTCGCTAGGAAGACCACGAAGATACTTTTCAACGTCATCGCCAGTCATTGCATTAGGGTCAAGTGCCCAGTCGTATCCACCGCCATAATTTGCAAGCACGTCGTTAGCACTGGCTAACTGGGTGGCGAAATCAATCGACGCGGGCATATCAAAAAGATTCAGGTAGTCATTGTTTGCCGCAATGTCTATCCCGGTATCAAAATCAAAAATACTTCCGCCGCCATCAAAATGTTTGGTTTCCACTTCGCCACCGCCTTTAAAAGTCTTTTGCACCCATCCGGCAGGGGGCGTCCATTGTCCGGTAGGGTCTGTGTAGTACCGGTTTGTTGCCGCGTTAAAGTATTGCTTAGCAGTGGGGGTCACCATAGCTTGGGCTTGCGCGGAGGTAAACGCAGGAATGAGCGATTTCGCCGCTTCCATGTTCGACCCGCCCATGACCGGCACTGGGTTAGTTGTCCAATCAAAGAACCGCACCTCGCCCTGCCCGCCAGTCCCGGCTTTGCCCGTTTGGTTCCAATACCGAAGCGTTGGGTCCGCAATACCCTGCAACCCCAACGCGTTCATCGTAGACATTGCACCGACTTGAGACGTTGAAAGCGCAGTCTGGCCGGTGGTTACGGCACCAACTTGGGACGTTGAAAGCGCAGTCTGGCCGGT